TATTGAACCGATTCTTAAACAACTATCTGACGTATTTACACGAAAATTATTCACACGTAAAGAACGAGCATTCGGAAATAAAATTGTATTTGAGGGTTATGATTTAGCATTTGCTTCTATGCGTACTAAACTTGCTCTAGTTGCAATGGTTGATCGAGGAGCATTGAATCCTAACGAATGGCGTGGTGCATTTAACATGGCTCCTGTTCCGCATGGTGATGAATATTTATTACGTAAAGACACAGGTACAGCAAAAGATGGTACGAATACTAAAACAAATAGTTTTATTCCTGAATCAGAAGGTTCAGATGAAGATGAGAACAAATTAGAACAGGATAATAAGAAACAAACTCGTAAACTATCGAAAGGTGGTGAATAACAAATTTGAAGCAAATAAATATTAAAGGTGCAATTGTTAGTAATGATTTAAAAGAAGTTTATGATTGGTTTGATATTGAATCAACATGCCCTAATGATGTCATACAGCATCTAAATGGTAATGAGGATATTGAAGTTATTGTAAATAGTGGCGGTGGTTCAGTATTTGCTGGAAGTGAAATTTACACAGCACTTAAGGGGTATCATGGAAAAGTAAATGTTAAAGTTTATTCTTTAGCAGGTTCTAGTGCATCTATTATTACAATGGCAGGAGATGTTGTTGAGATTTCACCTACAGCACAAATTATGATTCATAACGTATCTATGGGTAATCAGGGTGACTATCGTGCTATGGAAAAAGGAGCAGAGATTTTAAAATCAGCAAATGAAGGACTAGCAAATGCTTATGTACTTAAAACTGGTATGGATAAGCAAGAAATTTTATCAATGATGGATAAAGAAACTTGGTTGAATGCAGATAAAGCAGTCGAATTAGGATTTGCAGATAAAATAATGTTCCAAGAAAACAAACAAATAAATCCACTATCTTTAGTTGCTTCTATTAATAGTGGATTATTACCACAACAAGCAATTGATAAATACATAGAGATTAAAAATGAAAAGAAACAAAAAGAAGAAGCAAAAAATAAACATGTTCAATTTACAGCACAACTAAATTTATTGAAATTAAAGGAGATTAATTGATTATGAATAAAGAGCAATATCAAGAACAACGAAATGAATTAATTAAAGAAGTAGAAAATCTAATTGCAGAAGGAAAGTTCGAAGATTCTCAGGTCAAGATGGAAGAAGTTAAAGCATTAGATAACAAATTTGAAAATGTTCAACGTGAAATGGCAAATTTAAACGCTCTTAAAGAGCAAGAGTTAGTATCACTTGAAAACAAATCTATTAAGAAAAATGAATTAGAAAATATGAAACAGATTGAAACGACAGGAGTTAAAGAGACTGTGGAAAACAAAGTATTATTAGAAAATGCATTTGCAAAAAGTGTTATGGGACAAGAATTAACATCACAAGAAATGGATAACGTTACCTATGCTGAAGATAATGGTCTTATGATTCCTACAACATCTATGAATGAAATCATTGGTCTTGTATCAGAAGAATATCCATTCTTTGGTGATGCTCATAAAATGAACGTTCGTGGTTATCTAACAATTAAGAGACACAAAGCAATTAAATCTGGAGATGCTAAAGGTTATAAAGAGAAGGAAGAAGTAGAAGTAGAAGAAAATGACTTTGTGGAAGTAGTAGTAAAAGGCGTAGAAGTTGCTAAACTTATTGAAGTTTCATTTAAACTAGAATCAATGACTGTACCTGAATTTATGGATTATTTAAAGAAAGAATTAGTAGAACGTATTGGTGCGGTAGTAGGTAAATGGGTATTTACAGGTGATACTACTACTGATAAAGAATTTGAAGGTGTAGTTAAAGTATTAGAAACAGCAGGTCAAACAGTTAAGTACCCAGCAAGTGGAGATGTTTCTTATGAAACATTAACAGGTGCTATGGCTAAACTTGCTTCGCAATTCCAAACAGGCTCAGGTATCTATGCTAATAATGCAACGATTTGGAATAAACTTGCAAATGTACAGGATAAAAATGGTCGTCCTATCTTTATTCCAGACGCAACTAGTGGTGGTGTAGGTCGAATCTTTGGTTTAACTGTTAAGTCAGATGGAGGTGCTCCAGATGGGGTTATTGTAGTAGGTAAACCTTCAGCAGGTTATGTAATCAATACTAATAAAGGCTTATCTGTAGATACTGACAAAAATCTGAAGAAACGTACTACAGAATTCTTAGGACACGCTATCATGGACGGTAAAGTGAAGGATGAACGTGCATTTGTTGCAATCATTCCAGAAGTATAATTAAAGATAGGAGAGATTTACTTGAAACATTTAGTTATAAATCTCTTTGCTGATAGAGAATCGGGGAAATTATTTTCCTCCGGTTCTTATTTTATTAGCGAAGATTATGAACGTATTCAATGTTTATCTTCTCTAGGTTTCATTGTACCTAATAGTAAAACAGAAGATTTGAATACTCGCAACAAAATTAAAGAATCAAAAATAACAACTAAAAGTCGTAAGATAAAGGCGGCTGATGAAAATGTTACAGAAAGTTAAACATGCACTACGTATAATGAATTCTGCTTTTGACAATGAAATACAGGATTTAATTGATTCTGCACTCATTGATTTATCTCTAGGTGGTATAAAAAAATTACAGTATGAAGATCAAATAATTTCTCATGCTGTAATTTTATATTGTAAGGCACATTTTGGTTTAGAAAATAAAGATAGTGAAAAATACTTTAAAAGTTACGAGTATTTAAAAGCCCGTCTATCTTTATCTGGAGAATATAACGATGCTTTATAAAGATGTTGTAGATTTAGTTAGAATTACAATCATAAAAGATAAATTACATCAAGAGAGAAAAATTGAAGAAAGAAACCAAGTTTTTGCTGATAGAAAAAGTATATCGCAAACAGAATTTTATAGTGCAGGTAATTCAGGTTTTAATCCTCAATATGTATTCAGTATTAGAATGTCTGATTATAATTTTGAGGAATCTCTTTATTACAACAATTATAAGTATTCAATTTATAGAACGTACCAAAAAGGTGAATTCATAGAGTTATACACGCATAAAAAAGTTGGTGAGTAAATGGATATTGATAATTTAGCGAGAGAAGTTACCAGACAATTAGAATTTTATTCTAACTTTGTACAAGAAGAGGTAGAAGCAGTTGCTAAAGAAGTTTCGACAGATGTCGCTAAACGATTAAAGCAAACTTCCCCTGAAAGAACAGGTAAATATGCTACAGGATGGAAAGTAAAAAAAAGTAAAGGTAGTTACACAGTTCATAATGCTACAGCCCCTCAATTAACCCATTTATTGGAAAATGGTCATATGAATAGAGACGGAAGTAGAACAGCACCAGTTGTTCATATTAAACCTGTAGAACTAGATGGTAATAGGGAATTTGAAGAAAAATTAATTAGGAGAATTGAACAATGATTAGTATCGAAGAACTTGCAGATATTTTAGATCAAGTTGACATACCTGTTGCTTATTCTCACTTTAATGTGACACCTAATAATCCCATGCCACAACCTCCATTCATGGTTTATTTCGAACAAGATTCATCAAACTTTGGTGCTGATAATAAAGTGTGGAAAAAGATTTTAGATTATCGTATTGAAGTATATACAGATATGAAAGATTTAGAACTTGAAAAGAAAATAGAAGATATTTTTGATGAGCATAATGTATATTACGAAACTATTGAAAGTTACATTAGTTCACAGAGTTTATATCAAAAAATTTATGATATAACAATCAAAAAATGAAAGAAATGGAGATAAAATAAATTATGTCAAAGAATCGTGTTTTATTTGGTTTAACAAATGTTCACTATGCAGTTATCACAAGGGAAGATGATGGCTCTTATACATATGCTACACCAGTTCGTGTAGAGGGTGCAGTATCCTTAGAAATGAATCCTACAGGCGACCCGATGAACTTCTATGCAGATAATGGAGTTTTCTTCTCTCGTAATTCTAATACAGGTTATGAAGGTACATTAACAATTGCAATGATTACTGATAAGTTTCGTACTGATGTATTAGGAGAGAAAATGATCAATGGCGGTTTCTTAGAATCAGCAGATGCTAAACCTAAAGATATTGCCCTACTATTTGAAGTTGACGGTGACGCTCAAGCAACTCGTTTCGTATATTATGATGTAACAGTAGCACGTCCATCTCAATCTGCTCAAACAACAGCGGAATCAATTGAAATTGAAGGACAAGAATTATCATTCACAGCAAAGCCACGTACTAATGATAAAGCAATTCGTTGGAATACTGGTGAAGCAACAGAAGAACAAATGTATTCTGATTTCTATAAAGCAGTTATTGAACCAGTAGAAATACCTTAATAGAATTGGAGGAATAAAATTAGATGGCAGAAAAAATAATCAATATTTATGGTCAAGATGTAGTATTCAAAATGACAGGACAAACACCTTTAATGTATCGAGCAATGTATCCCGGATCTGATTTCTTAAAAGACTTTATGAACCTAGAAAAAAATCAAACTCAAGGAAACGCTTTTGATTCGATTGAATTTTATCAAATGGTTCATTGCTTGGCAAAGAAGGCTAATCCAGAGATTCCAGAAATGAACG